CGTATTGCGGAACAGGCTTGAACGCCTCGCCAGTTTCGCCGGACGGAACAGCAGTATCCACGGTTTCGCCGATGTATGCACGGTTGTGCATGATGAAGTAATCGACCTTGGAAGTTGCGGCCAACTGGAATACACCGGCGGTTACGGTCACAGCCAGGCCCGGCAGAATGCTTGCGCCAGTCTTCAAGGTGCGCGAATCAGGCTGTGCGAGATGCACAGGACCACGCCAGATAACGTTAGCCATTATTTGGCCTCCTGATCAGCTTGGTTCAAGCTATAGCCTTCGAACTCGTCTTTGGCGTTGGTAACTGGAGCGCCCGAAACGATGCCGGCAGCGGTTTGCACGCTAGCGAACATTGCATCAAGAGCTTCACCGCTCAAGGCGTTTGCAACAACTTCGCCGTGAACTTTTGCTACTGCGGCGCGCTTGTCTTTCAACAGCGAGTCGGAGTTAGCTTGCAATGCTTCTTTCAGCGATTTTACTTGAGCCTCTGAAGAGTCCAGCTTGAGGTTCACTGCATCAACTGCTGCGCCCACTGCCTTATCAACGATGGCCTGAACTTCTTCAGGGGTCATATCTTGTTCCTCGGGGGTATTAACCTGCACAACAGGCTGATTAGTTTTGGTACTGAAATATTCTAACACGGAACGCAAACGCCCCATGACAGAGTTGGTTTTCACTTTATAAGACGTTTCCGCAACTACTGTACGAGACTCGCCAGTTAGAATAGGGTTATCCCCTTCAAAGTGGTAGTCAATCGAATACATGCCTTCAGGAGTGCAATACACAAGCGCACGATCATCGAAGTCTTGCACGTATGCGTATGAATCCGAAGTTGCAAACCGCTCCTTGACCGCCTCGCTCAAGATTGCGAGTTTCTCGCCGTATGAGTCGTCTAAGGCGTCTTCGTTGACAACCGGAATAGCAGAGTTGATAACGAAGGTCTTGTTGACCATCATGCCAACGCCGTCTTCTGGAGTTGCAGCGCCAGTCTCGCCTATCAGGATGGCGTCGTGGTCGAACTGCATATTTCGAGCAATCCAGCCATAGCCGTCAGCGTTCGGAGTCATCTCGCGATCAAGGAAGATGCCAGTTGAAGTGTGGATAGGCTCTTGCTTGTCGATAGCCTCAAGCAGTGCGCGACCATTCTCGGAGTTCTTGGCAAACTCAACGTCGATCCACTTTTCGATACTGACCCGATTGCCTACGCGCTGAACGTTGCGATTCCAGGCGCCTACGTGATAAGCATTGATCGCTTCAGGTTGACGAGCGCTAACATAATCGCCATCAACCATCGGATGCGACAATGGCGCTAGAGTGCCCTCAAGCCCTGCATACGCCTTGTCGATCTCTTCCTTTGGATAGAGGCCGTTATTCATCACTACACCATCGGGGAGCGTGAAAGAAGGCACCACGATATGCTCGCGACCGTTATGCTGCTCGCGACGGATTGAGGCAGCGTTAACCGCTACTCGGACGTTGACGCGGGTGTTTAGCATGTGATCACCGCCCCGCCAAAGTAGTCTTTAGGTAATAGCGCAGGACTTGCGATGTTCGGGCCGATGTAGCGATCAGGAGTTTTCTTCACGAAGCAGAGCTTCAGATGATCCTGAATAATTTGCCACTCTGATTCTGTAGGCATGCGACCACCCGTGATCTCGTTGTAACCTTGCAACCAATACGCAAACTGTTCTGTATTCACAGGGCTAGCCCTCCAATAGATAGCAGATAGTTTAACATGCCAAATTCTGGACAAAAGAAAGCCCTCGGGTTAGGAGGGCAATGGTGGATTGCTAGTGGTTATGGGCGGCTAACGAACTTCAATCCTTCAGCGTCATGATCAAACCAATCGCAGCTAGACTCTCCGCCATGGTTATCGTATACGCTGAAACTGTCTTCTTTTACCCATTCAACTTTATACTGACTACCCTTTGTGTAGACGCCTGAATATTCTCCGGTCACGCACTCAACAATATCCCCAGCCTTCCAATTCCGCCAATCGCTCATGTCGGCGCCATCGAACTCAGAAATAACGCTAACCACTGGCGGAATCAATGCAAACCCTTCGCTAGCCAGAAGCTCGATCAGCGCGTCCCGCTCACGGGTGAATTTCTCGATGTAGGCATTGAGTTCGGTTACTTCATCTCGCCATTTGAAAGGCGTTTCGATCTGATCCCATTTAGCGGACAGCTCATCAATCGCCTGATTCGCAGCGCTTGTATCAATCTCAACCTTGTAGCTGAGTGTGCCAATAGTCGTATCCTTCACTTCTATTTCCTCCGCTTGTGGCTGGCTGATTACGCGATAAGACATGATATCGCCAGGTTGGCCTGTGTGCTTCCAGCGGATTGCGCCTTTGCTGCCTGCTTCTGTGGCTACAATTTCGCCATCACGATGACGAACTTCAATACTAACGCCGTCTTCAATAGGCTGAACGCCACCCCGATGCCGCTTCCACTCGCCACCCTTCTGACGGTCTCGCTCGGCTTGCCATTGGGCTTCAGTAATGATCGCGGTTTCGCAGTCATGCGCAAGAGCATCGCATACATCATCAATAAATCCACAGAATCCGACATCGGTCCACACGCACTGAACCTTGTCGTCGCAGCTAAGAACTGGCAGCGAGTCTCCGTAAGTGTTTACCCGCGTAGACTTATCCTGCGTCACATAAACTGCATGATCAGGCCACTTTTCTAGATTTCTCGCCAACAATTCAACCAATTTCATTGGTCCAACCCTCCATTTAAAGTACGCAAACCTTAGCCGTAATCCACCGAAAGCGCAAGTGGTAGAATGGACGTAATTTACGAGGCCCTATTTTATGACTGTCAATGCACCACCTGAGCTGATGATGGCGCTGAATAACCTGGCTGAACGACAGATCGCTGCGTCTCGTCAGTTGGCTGCGTTCGGTACTGGCGCGCTGGATACGAAGCGGCCCCGAGCATACTGTGAATACGGCTTCCCTGATAACCCTGGCTTCGACGAGTTCTATCGCGTCTATAAGCGTCATGGCGTTGGTCATGGTGCGTTGATGCAGATCCTTAATAAGACGTGGCAGACGAACCCGTGGATCATTGAGGGCGAGGATGAATTCGACGAATCCCGCGATGAAACTCAGTGGGAAAAGGACGTTAAGCGGCTATTCAAGAGGAAAGCTATCTGGTCTGCGATCAAGGAGGCTGACAAGCGCAAGATGGTTGGCGGTTACGCGGGGCTTATTATTCAGGTTAAGGACTCAAAACAGTGGAATGAGCCGCTGAAGAATGTCAGCGCGGCTGCTATCGTCAAGTTCATTCCTGCTTGGCGTGGATCGCTTACCGTTTCTGTGTGGGACACCAATCAGGCGAGCCCGACTTACGGCGCTCCACTGATGTTCACATACAACGAACACAGCGAGGTATCGGGAAACTCGCCTCGTCAAGTAGAGATGCACCCTAGTCGCGTTATCGTGTTTGGCTCGATGACTGAGCCAGAGTCGGTATACGAGCCAATCCTGAACGCACTGATCAGCTTGGAGAAGGTTACAGGCGGTTCGGGCGAGGCTTACATCAAGGCTGCTGCTCGGGCTATCCACATTGGGTTCGAGAAGGACACAAATCTTTCTGACCTCGCCCGCGCCCACGGCATGCAACTGTCGGAAGTGGGTACGCTCTACGATGAAGTGGTGTCGGGCCTTAACCGTGGCATTGACTCGGCAATCATCACTCAAGGCGGGACTGTTAACGCAATCACGTCCGCTGTGCCTGATCCGGTTGGCCCGTTCGAAGTCAACCTGCAAGAGGTAGGCGCGGGTATCGGCGTAGGCTCTACGATCATCGTAGGCCGTCAGACCGGTACTCTCGCAAGTAACGAGGACATCAAGGCGTTCAACCGGTTCGGCCAAGGTCGTCGATTGAATGAAGTTGGGCCTAATTCGCGTCTAGTGGTCGAGTGGATGATGGATCACGGCGTCATTGAGCGCCGTGAAGACTTTGAAGTAATGTTCGATGAGCTGACTGAATCGACTGATGCTGAGAAGTTGTTGAATGCCAAGACCATCAGCGAGATCAATGCTCAAATGCTGGCATCTGGTCAGCCGGTGTTTAGCGTTGACGAGATCAGAATCGCGGCAGGCTACGAGGCCGATGCCGAGCTTGAGCCGCTACCCGACATCGAGCCAGAGCCAGAAGATCCGGCAACCGTGCAATAATCAAAGGCCCTACGGGGCCTTTCTTAATTAGAGGTTTACATGGCTGGGCAACCGATCATCCCCCGCAATGAGCAAGACCCAACAGGCGCAGACAGCAAGGAGCGAGGTGCAATCAACGACTTCGCCAAGCGCATGAATCTGATCTATCGAAATATGCGCGACATTCTGAATCGCCAGACGTATACGGTTGTCACGATCAACTCTGCCGAGCTGTCGATTAACGCTAGTCGTTACGACTTCAATCTGACCCCTGAGATTCTGGCGAACCTTAGCCAAGAGATTCAGGACATGATTGATAGCATCTTGCTACAAGGCGGCGAGCAAAATCTCTGGTTTCTAAACTCGTATGTGATCCCCGCTGCGATTCAAGGTACAGCGCAGAGCCATGCCAACCTGACGATCCAGAGCGAGGCATATGCGCGCTCTCGGCCAACACTTGATTACCTGCTGACCACGCCTCAATACCAGAAGCGTATCGGCCTCTTGCGCGCTCGAGAGTTTGAGGAAATGAAGAACCTGAGCAATCGTACCAAGGATGTAATGCGTCGGACTCTCAGTGAGGGAATGGCCCTTGGGAAGAATCCACGAGTAATCAGTCAGGACTTGCAGGACGCAACGAGCCTGAGCAAGAGTAGGGCGAATTTGATTGCCCGCACTGAGGTGCCAGGCGCACTGAGACGCGCAAGGATGGACGAGGACGAGGCGGCAATGAAGGATCTTGATATTAAAGGTATGCAGATGCACATAAGTGCATTCAGCCCGACGACTAGAATATGGCATGCGCAGAGGCACGGTACGTTGCATACTATTCAGGATCAGAGAGAGTGGTGGTCTTATTCCAAAAATGCATGCAACTGTAAATGCAGTACGATTATGATTCTAACTGACGACAAAGGGAATCCTCTGTCTAGCGCGATCCTTGCTCGGGCAAACAAGAACAAGGCCGCGAATCTGAAGAAGCTCACAGGGTAAATTTGCGAGCGTTGCCGATCTTGTCGCCGTTCTTCATGATGACCAGTTCGTCACCAGGCTTACCAACACTTTTTGCCCATGCGCGGATTTCGTCGAGGCTGTCAAAGCTTTTGGCGTAGGTGCCTTGGTCGAATTTACCGGTGTAGGCGTTTTTGATGTGGACTTCGGCGAGGTATTTCATGGCTGCATCTCCTGTGTGTGATTGGAGAATAGGCCGAGTTCTGGATGGCGTCAAGAAAATAAATAAACTTGACAAATGAAAAAACACCAAATCTCAAATGTCCACGGTTTATGGATCGTGGACACAAGAAAAAGGCCCTTGTTTAGAGGGCCTTTTTTATTAGTAGAAGTCAAAAGTGACCATGAACTGACCGCTACCTTCCCACTGCCTAACACTTGCAATAATTCCGCACGAGATTAACTCGTCAAGTTGCGCATACGCTGTTTCTGCGCTGGCATAGAGATAGATTGAAGGAATCAAACCACCTCCCGCCTGAATCCAGCGCCATACAACTGCTTGGCTAATTCATCATCTCCAGAGTTAGGTGAGCGTCGAAAGTTTGCGTGCGCTATATGGTGGCGCAAATCAGAAATGCCCTCTTCTATGTCTTGGCCTGATTTCGATGGCCGCTTAAACCCAGCATCAACCAGCAATTCGAGAATCATTCGTACTCGTTGATATGGATTTACAGATCCGTCGTCATTGAACGAATAACACTCATAGTTAGCGCCCGGAAGAACCTTTGCCATGTCAGCGATTGCGGTTTCGCGGAGATCGGCGGCTAGTTGGTCTTGGGTTTTGAATTGCCGAAACACTGTGCGCGCAGTCATCATTTGCCACTCGAAACCATCCATCCTTTGCAGCACTACGGATGAATCAGAGATGAACAAAACAGTTGCCTTTACCCAATGAAAACCAGTCTTTTCTTTCCATTCGCAAACCGTACCAACTGGCGGCAACCCATCTTGCGGGCCTGACCATTGTTTAACTGCAGGCAGTGCGACGAGGTCAATTGCGTTTGTTTGACCGTTATACAGCGATTGGCTTGGCCGCATTCCGCCATCGTCTAATACCTGATACCAAGTATCACGACAAAGTTTATAGAAGCAATTTGTTTCTGGATTTACATGTGTTGCGCCTACTGGAATGCTCATAACTTAACCCCGTCCGCGTCGAATTGTGGGTGGTGTTTCTTGAGTTCTGCGATGAACTCTGCTGCTGGCTTGTCGAAGTATTCAGCATCGAATGATTCATTTCCGAAGTAAGCCTGCATCTTCGGATAGTAAATCCACTGCCAATTGTCGGCATCGCTGATCTCTGCCGGTGAAATTCGAATCTGGACGCCGAAAGAATTCACCTCGGCGTGCACAGATACCTTACCTTCCGCATTCACATCACACGCAAGATTAATGATCTCGCTAACAACTTCTCGTTCTTTAACCGTCGCCATCTATTTAGACTCCCGTGCGCGCCGCTCTTCGTATCCTTTTGGGTCCGATGAATTGCATCCTAAACAGCAGTATCCAGAGGCAACTGGATGTCCGCAGTGATAGCAAGGGCTGATGCTTGGTGCATATGAAAATGCAAGGCTAATTGCTGCCTTTCTATATTCGTCGCTGTCTCGTTCGATCTTAGCCATCTTTAACGCCTCCGTGTTGTGTTAGCCGATTATTGAATTTATTCGGCTCGTCGTCAACTGTTTTCCGGAGAACAGTAATTTCGCACGGTAACAGGATGGGTGATACCGTGCGGGGATGGTGTTACCGGCGCATGCGGGCCGGGAGGAATACGCCGCCAGATGGTGCCTGCTCAATCAGCATCTCGGCCACGGCATCGAACATAGGATCGAGCTGGTCATCGTGCTTATGCGAGTCGTCAGCGCTGAAGTCTGCCACTTCAGCCAGGAACGGCAGAACCCAGTCAGTCTTAGCCATCTGCTTGCCTGTGTGGTCGATTGTGCGTAGGATTGGATAGCCTTCCTCGTTCAAGATCGCAGGCACGAACACGCGCCCATTCTTGACGTAGCTCTGAATGTCCAGGCAGCGCGATACCTTGTTGTTGTCAGGGCCGCGAGGGATAGCCTTGATAGGGATATGCTTCTTGTTGGTCAGGGTCTGAATGAGACCAGTACCGCTAGCCTTGTCCTCAATCGCCATGTGCCTAATACTTCCACCGTCCCATGATGACCACTCAGCCCATGCATCCTGCGCAGCCTTGATCAGTTCGTCCGCGTCCCACTTACCACGCCGAACGTCGATCAGATAGGCGTCATTGTCTAGGCTGAGCCCCCACAACTCAAAAACCGAGTAGTCGTTCTGCTCGCCTTTCTTCTGCGCTGTATCCGCATATACGGCCCGCCACTGCATTTGCGGCAACTGCTCGTATCGTTGCAGCCATGCCGAGTCAAGAAGGCCGCCAGTAAGCGCTTGCGGACGCTGCATGTACTGAGACATGAACGTGTACTCATCTCGCTCCCAAAGCGACATGAGGTCGTTGACGTGTTCCATTTCCGGCCAATATGACCAGTAACGAACGCCGCCTTTTTCGACTGAATCAGTATCCTTAACCGTATCCCAGCACATTTGCCGGTACGGCTCTGGAAGAGTGGCGATGTAGTCCTCTGTGACAAGCGCAGGGATCGCGATATTCTTGAACTCGACACCCATGCCGCCAGCCATCATGAATCCGGTAGCGTCCATTGTATGGAGGCGCTGCTGGATGGAGACGATAGGCGTAGGGTGTTCTTTCGATTTATCGCCACGACGAGAGCGGAATGTACCCGTTAGCCGCGCATTGCTGGCGTCACGCTTCGTATTCGAGAGCATGTCATCAGGCTTGTTCAGGTCATCAAAGAGCAGGCAGCCGGAGAACTCTGGACCGAAGTAGCCAGCGCGACCGCCTGTAATCTGGCCGCCTGCTGACTTGCTGATGGTCTGCCCTACTGATCGGCCTTTATCGTCGATCAGCTCCCACTCTTCAGCCTGGTTAACGCCGAAGATCGAAGGCCATAACTCTTGGTATTCCTTGGACGCAATAATGTCCCGCGTGCGCCTGGAGTTTCGGCGTACAAGCGAGTCAGCGTATGAGACATTAAGGTTGCGGAACCGGCGCAGCTTCTTGGACTGCACCTTTGTATTGATGTAGGCCGGCAAGTGGATCGAGAAGAACTCTGTCTTCGTGCCGCCCGGTGGAATGTTGACGATCAGGTTGCCAGGCTTTAGCTTGCCGTTAATCAGGTCGTCAATCGACGCTGCCATCATCTTGTGATGCCAGTTCACTAGCAGGCGATCACCCTGAAGCAGCTCAAACCAGATACGAGTGAAATTGAGGAATGACTTCTCGGACTTCTGCTTAAGTATCAGCCTGTCCGCAAAGTTCATATCCTCCCAATCAAGCAGCTTATTAGTCGAGGTCATCGAGCTTGTTCCCCAGCTCTAGTTCGGCCTGCTTGTAGTCTGCGGGGGAATAGTTTACGTGCGTTACGGTGCCGGAGTTGCTGACTTCGGATTTCTCGACCAAGCCAATATCCCGCGCAATCAACGTAGGATTCATCAGCCCAGCAACGGCGTTCTCAAACTTGTACTGCTTCATGCGGTCTTCAATCTCATCGCAGACAAGATCAAACTCTTCGCTGATGCGGTAGTTCTGCCAGGTGTGGCGATGGATACCAAGGTGCAGGCATAGGCCGACGATGGTGACGGCGCGAGGCTTCTTAAGCTCGGCAGTAAAGATCTGGCCTTGTGCGCAGAAGTGTTTCTCTTCAATCAGCGGGTGATCGTCTGCCCACTCAAGATACGCAAGACATGCCTCACGCAAATCATCAGGCGTCTCAAACATTCTTGAGCGCCCGACTGTAGAGGTCTTATCCCCTGTGTGAACGATTGGTCTATTAGCCATTAAAAAGCCTCCATTTAGAGGCTCATTGTAGCCTATTCGCTAGCTTTCTTTTCCGCGAATCTGGCGGCGAAGGCTTTAACTTGGTCAATGCCGAAGACTGCGACGGCCCCACCGATTGCGAAGCACCAGCCGTTAGACAGGCCGAATGCCTCTACTGCTGAGCCGGCCATGAAGGTAATGATGCCGCCTGCGCTAACCTCCCAGAACGAAGTCCAGAATGTTCGCTCGCTATTACGGAAGGCCATAACAGTGCTTAACGCGACGTTCATTGCTGCTGCTTTGAGTGGCTCTGGTACGGCAGCCCACAGTTGAGCTATTACGTTTGGATCGCCGGTAGGATCGCTCATTGGCTTCTTCATCGTTGATGGGTCTGATTAGTGGAATGTAATCCATTTGAACCAATTGTATCAGCTGTGGTTCCATGGCTTTGTGATATCACTTTTTCACGCGCACATAAAAACGCCCCGATTTGAGCATAACCTAAGTCATAGGCTTGGGGCGTGTGTTGCGGTGCTTCTAGAGCCTACAAGGTAAAACCTTGGAAATGATGCTTATGCAGCGATCACGCATTCGATCGGGTAAACTCCCAGTCCATTTAATCCGGAAGCTAACAGGATTTCAGGTCCTGCGCTGGCATTGTCGCCGGATGTAAAAATGATAACACAGGTATAAAACTGCACATATTCTGCCTGTTTTGCGTAAAAACTGCCATTTAATAGGCAAAAAGAAGCCCATCGGACAGTTCACGATGGGCTAAAGGTGCAGCATCGCAGGGAGGGGAGGACCGCGATTAGAAGGCGCTAACGTAACGAGTCAGAGGATAGCGCGCTGTTGGACCTAGTATGCCATAGGTTTGTACATCGGTGCGCATTTAATTCGCAATTCAAGCTCATGCTCGCGATCAGCATTCGAGTGAACGAACTGCCTCAGCTTCTCGCAAGTCTCATTATCCATCTTCAGCCCAGCACGAAACCTCTCATACCGCGCATACCCAAGCTCGCACATGGTCATCATCGCCATTGTGTTGATTTGGTCTAGATCGTTGATTGTGGTCATGGTTTCACCTTTAGGCCTGCGGCTTCGATGGCCTTTCTGCACTGGTGGCGCATGTCGGCTTTAGCTTGGTCGATATAGTAATCCTGATCACTTGATGCTTCGTTAGCCGGATAGCTGTGCACATAAGGCAGCTCAATCACAAGCTTGACCCTGGAATCCATCCAGCAAGTCCAGCACATATCAGTAGTGAAGTCGTCGTAGACGTAACCTTCTGGGCCTGTATCCGGTCTTCCACCAGAAACAAACCATGCTCGGTGATTGTTATTTGCCTCGAACTCTTCTCGCGCTTTATCACTCACTTCTTAGCCCTCCACCAATACCAAGCATCTTGCGCATAACGAATAGGCCAGCATACGCACCATAGAGCCCATTCCGCGATAAAGTGATACCAGCGAACCTCGGCGCAAGGTTCGTACGCATCCCAGTTGTAAAGCGCCGGCCAGTACGAGAAGAACCCGACTTCCAGGTAGATTGCGATTAGGGTTGTCATTGTGGAACCTCAGGCAAGTCCGACCAGTACGTCACGCCGCCGACAATCTCTCCGTCGTTGTCGTACCATTCATCATCATCTAAATCGTATGATGCGCCAACAAAAGCACCGAAAAAGCTGTATGTAAGCACATATCCTTGTGGTTTTATTTCCTCTACATCGATCCAAGTAGTCACGCCCTAACTCCCAAAGAACGCTCCACCGCCATCGACTGCAACCACTCCAACTCATGCCCCTCAATCAGCGTCGTATGCTTGGCGATCTTCTGCGTTGACGTGATAGCCGTATTGCTGCCTACAAGCGCATACTCGCCGGATTCGTAGACTAGGAATTGGCCTGGTTTGAATTGTGCTGGACTTCCTTCTTGCCATTTCACGATAACTGCGATCATAACGTCCCACCCGAAAATTGATAAAACCCGAAAGCAAACACTGCCATTACGAACGTAGCAGTTAGCCATATGATTGTCGTGATCCTAACGCCGATCAGAAGCGAGCTAAAGACGAACAGTGCCGCCATCACTATAACGATTAGGAATATGCCTAGATAAAACATGGCGAGCCCTCCTATTGTCAGTCAACAATTAGGTTGATAGACACATAAATGATAGCCGTGACCAATATCGAGATACCCCACGATATAGCAGCATGCGTGTAGCTGTGCGACTGCGCTGTAAACACGAACAGCCCAGCGAAAACAGCCGCAAGCATTGCAAAACCTAAATACTTCATATCCACCTCCGCTATTTGTATTTTTTGATGGTAGACCGTGTGGTTAGCGCGGTCAAGCATTATCAGCGAAAGAATTTGCCTGATACGCAATGCAAAAGCGCCCTTTTCCCGTTTGCGTACACAATACAATGCGTATGATGCCAAGATGACGGAGAATCCTCGTTATAGCCTAATTTCAGCTTGCTGGTTGTGCCGACACAGTAAGCGCCGTCGATGATCGCGGGAGAGTGGCTGTGACCGGTGACAGTGCGAGCGCCAATATTGCTGAAGCCCTTTGTGCTGCCTCGTGCGCCGTTAGGACCTCTGTGCCCATGGAACCCTAGCTCGATACCATGACGCGAGAACGATTCGCCAGGTCGCAGCCAGTGGATAGCCTCGGGAGTCGATGCCAGCTTATCAACCCAGTACTTGAATGGGTCAAGATACGAGCCTTCATGAATCGCACGCAACATTGCGGCCTTGGTCTCGTGATAGACCAGCGCATTCTCAAGGTCTAGCGCGTTCTCGTACTTAGACAGGTATTGCGTGAAGTGTTCGTTGTGGTTAGAGCCAACCATGACGATCTCTGGCGCCCACATAGAGATGCGGTCAAGGATCTTGGCCGTAACCTTGAGCTCAGACAGAATGCTGTTCTGCTTGGTAATGTGCAGCTTGAATCGCTCGAAGTAACCTGAGTGGTGCGATGCCGAAGAGAAGTCAAGCGCGTCATGCAGACATACCGACTTCGGGTTTATAGCCACTGCAAGGCGCTCAGTGGCGTCTAGAGCCTTACTGTCTACCTGTCTAGCGTGTAGGTCGCCAAGGATCAACACGGACGCATCAGGAGCCACCTCAACGCCATGTCGAGAGTACTTGGTAGTCAGATCGATGAATGAGCCGTCTTTTTCGCCCAGTACGTGGCGAAGGTGCGTGCCTTTGCGATCTACCTCGACAATCACAGCGCCTAGCGTGTGGTGGAATTCGCCTTTCTTGCCGGCATTGGTGTCTGAGTACTGCGGAACAGTGCAGGCGCCAGTAGTCATCACGAGCTTAGCGTCATCACCGACCATCGTCGGTACAGACTGAAGCGCAACCTTTGTGTGAGCCAGGATTGCGGAGTCGGTGCCAGAGACTGTCAGCCAGCCTTGCAGTGGATTGATAGCTGTAGGTTGAACCTTGATGTCAGCCAGCAGAACAACGTCACGGCATAGCTTGGTGCGCTGATTGACGATATGCGGAGTAAGTCGAGCATCCCACCAGTCGTCAGGCGTTTCTTCCTTGCGTGTTGGGTTACGGTAACGCATAGGCAGAACGATTAGCTTGGCGTTGTTAGCTTGGCAGTAGGTGTGCAGCGACGCAAGAAATCCGTTGTGTGCCTTTGTAGCGTTGACGGCTGACGTAATGACGTAGGTGTCTGCCTGTTCTTGATTGGCAGCCTCCTGCACCGGCTCGCCAGCAATGCGTGCCTTCCATCTACGAACTGTCCGCTCATTGATCCCAAGATGATCCGCCGTCTGCTGATTCGTGTAGCCCTGACTCATGCACCACTGAAGCTCTTGCATTTTCATCCCTCAACCGATCTTGTGTAAATCCATTATGCAATAAAAAGGCCCTGAATCCGGGCCTGATTGAATTTTTATCGCTGCTCGTTGTATTCGGTCATTGGGCTGTGCTCGTTGGGCGGTAATACTTTGCCAACTCGTGGCAGTTTTCATTAATGCTCTCGCATCCATTTCTTCCTGGCCAAGCCCAAGCCTCTCCAGACACCTTAATCTTAGGCTCATCCTTAAACCAGAACGCCCCTTCTGGATCAGTAGCAAACCATTCGAAGCCATCAGGCGCATCATTCCAGTGATAACCGTCAGGTAACGGAGGTTCTTCCTGCTTAGCCTCCAACTGCCCACACTGCTCACTAGCTGCCTCTGCGTACAGCGACGCATAAGCCACGAAGTCAAGCGCGGAGTCATGATGGTATTGCTCGGGGTTTTGCGCCTGCCTGACGAGCTTCAGGAGGCTTAGCATGAGCCAGCCGTCACTCTCTTCAAGTGTGCGACCAGTGATGCAGTTGAACGCGCTGATTGTTGCGCCCATTGAACGCTCACCAGTCGGCTTGTCGTACTGCTTACCACGCTCAGCCTGAACGTCAATTGCTGCCTGTAGGAATTCGGTGGATTTCATTGTTCGTCTGCCCCCAATGAGTCGATATCGATCTTTGCTTCGTTTGTGGCGATTTCATACAGCTTACGTTCTTCGCGCACGCCTAGATTGCAGTCACGCAGACGGTTCTCCGAGATGCCCGTCCTTAGCGCTATGATCGGATAGGTCCAACCACGGCTAATCATCTCCTGAATTACTTCATGCATGCAGTTCTTCCTTATGGGTTACGTCGAGCGGGTCGGCTTCGGGCTTGATTGGCATAAGATAGCTTATTTTGGTCCAAACGTGACCATAAAATCCTTTTTCGCCAGTGACTTTATCAAACCCCATAACCTGATCAGAAACTATCAGCGCAGTACTGTCAATCGAATCTATCTCGCTAATTTCAAAAATCTTTCCGATGTTCTCTGTGCATCTTGTTGAGCCAATCACCAACGCCAACATCCCAGGCTGCAACTCGCTCATGTCCAGATCCCCTGAGTGATAAGCGCGTCATGCACGTCAGCAAGATCCGTAGCAAACTCCAGCTTCGTACAAAACGCAGCACACGCATTCCAGTATTCGTGGCGCGCATTGGTCAGCGCTTCCTTGGCGATATGGGTAGCGGTCGGATGCTCGATATTTGCCTGCACGTATGCCATGTGCGCGGCTTCGAGTGCGATGCGTGCTTTGGTTACGGTGATTGTGCTCATTTGGTGTGTCTCCAGTTGTTTGCCCAGAATGGTGGATTCCGGACTTTATCTTGTTTTCTGGCTTCAATTACTACAAATTCAACAGCCATTTTTACCATTTGATCAATGATTGGCTTCAGGATTAGCGAGGCTACCTCCTTTACTGCCTCGCGCCTTAGCTCCTCGCTATCCATTGTTATCTCCCTATCTGCGCCCAAATAGCGCGTTCGATGTCACTTTGGAACTGTGCGGCGATTAAGTCAAGACCTTTTCGCGAAATTGTTTCGCCTATTTCGTCGGTGCCTTCGAGTAGGCTCCACTCAACCTCGTCAAAGCCGTTTGCGTATTGAGTGGCTAGGTCTACGTGGACATAGTGAATACTCACGCCTAGAGATAGGCCACAGACGATTACAGGCAGCATTAAGGGTTCTCCGGAGAACTGATAAGCGTGGCGTTGATCAGGTTACGCAAAGGCCAGTTGCATGGTACGTGTACGTTCGCCTGCTTCAGAAGGCTTCGTAGCTCGTCGTTTTGGTCTTTGAGGAGGTCGCGCTCCTCCATGATCTCTTCGCACATCCTGTCAACTATCTCTCCGCCAAGCAGGAGGTCAGCATTTACTGTTCGCAGATGAGAGTTTTCATCCATCAGCCGATTAACGTCACCGTGATACTCGCCACTCAATTCAACACTCATACACCCCTCCAATAACTAATTTTCACCTTAACGGCAGGCAGAATATACGTCCACGCGAACCATGTGCAAGCGATTATTGGCATAGTGCGGCTCCGATTTGTGCGGCACAGAGAAGGATGGCAGTGCGATAGTCATCGAGACGATTATCTGTATATATGACGATAGCCTCAAATTGACCTGCGCCCTCCGCTATGACCTGATCATAACGATCATACGCATCAACCGTGATTCCAAGCCTTGCCATCAACCGAAACGAATCACCGTCGTCGCGTACAGGCTCCCACCGCCTCAGAATAGCCCCATCCTTAGCCAGGTAGTTCGCGCCCGTAGCTGGATCAGTCCACAGGTCACATTCAATCGCGAAGGCTGCGTTTTTTAGGGTTGTGGTTGAGATGGTCATGGCTTGCTCCAAATTTTGGTTTTATCTGTACAGCATTCAACCTGAATATTCATCAAAACAAATCTCTCTGCTTATCTCTGTTTCTCTTCCATTCCTGATAGGCTGCCTCTCTTCGATCATGCCCTGACTGGATTGCTGGCTTAATACTAGCTATAGCCTCTTGCCGATCAAGATAATCCTGCATAGCCCATGGATCCGACTCCATAGCTTCGATCTCATCAGAGATGTAGCCCATGTGATCGTCTGCTATTTCACCCATCTTCACGCCATCCAAAAATAATCAAAAAAGAAAGGCTCACATTAGGAGCCTTTTGGTTTTGAGTCAACAATTAAATTCCGGTTATCGCCTCGCACATCATCCACTGAACGTAGGCATCAAGCGGAGTCTTGCCGTAGCCGACAGCGCGATTGCCGTAGCATTTCCATCGCCTGAATACCCATAGCCATCGGACCCTCTTGATTCTCGGCTTCATGATTTCAGTATCTCCCGCGCCAACCGCTGAATGTCGCCCCATAATTGCGATGAGGGCTGATCGTCGTACTGGCTTAGCATCTTAGCCAGGCGAATTCCAGCGGGCTTGTGCAGGTCTAACGGCATAGTCGAGTTGCTAGCCATGATATTCACGTCTCGCAGCACTGATACGCGCTCATGATCAATCACAGTCGCCAATTCCAGTTGTCCGGGTAGTGCGTTCATATCTGCAGCTCCATTAAATAGTCATACTATTAAAGGCGACGTAGCGGTCAAGATTATGACGTCAATGCCCGCTCAATCGCCCTATGTGCCATCTCAAACGCCTCCTTGATCGGTATTGCGTCGGGGCCGGAGTTTGTTATGGCTAGGAGGGCGGATAGCAATTCCTGATTTATATCTTTAAGATCAGCAAGATCTGTACTCTCTTTATCTGCTGGTCCGCCGGATGGATAGCGCGGAGGAGGCGCTGTATTTTTGATACTGTTGCCATTTGGCTGGTAACCCCGGGTCATTTAATGACCTCCGCTACACAGGCGTATAGCGCAACAGCCTGGCCTGGAAATGACTTAGCCAATTTATCGCAAGCCTCATGATCGTACTGGATATCGAAGTCGCCAACTTCTGGCCCGTTGACTCCATAGAAAGTGTCTTCGAACACCAGATGCGCCACGGGTTCTGATTGTGGACTGGCGTCAAGCAAGGCTTGAATATCGTCCGCCGTGTTGTATTCGATGCTAGATCTTTCACCATGGATCTTCAGGTATTCAGCAGCCACTTCCAGCAGCTCCCGAGGTACACCATAAATAAAATCGCTCATCATCTATCCCTCAGTAAAAATCAACAAACAGCTCACCCTTCTTACCAAGCTCGCTAGTCTTCTCAAACTCACTCACCAGCGCCCCCACAATAGGCTTATGGTCGTCGAAGCCTGTAGCGAGTGGTAGGTCGCCGTGTTTTTCGTAGATGGCGATTAGTAGGGGGAGCAGGTCGGTTAGGGTCATGCGTAGATCTCGATTAGTCGGTTGCGTTCACGGGCTGTTTTGATAAGATTTGCACGAGCTTGGAGTTTTTCATAGTGCTCGGAAATTGTGTCTATTGCCCATCTAA